CGCGTGGGAAGACTCTATGGTCTTGGCTCACAACACAATGTTTGATGGCGCTATACTTTCTTGGTTATTCGATATTCATCCTCGGGTGTGGGCTGACACTTTGTGCATTGGCCGTGCTGTACACGGGGTGGAAGTTGGGGGCAGTCTCAAGGCGTTGGCCGAACGATATCAGATCGGCGTTAAAGGTACCGAAGTTTTAGATGCCAAAGGTAAGCGGCGGGTAGACTTTACCGACGAAGAGCTGGATAAGTACGGCGACTACTGCATCAACGATGTCGAGTTAACATATAAACTCTTCGGGATTATGGGTAAGAAGTTTCCTAGACAAGAATTACGTGTCATAGATTTGACACTACGTATGTTCATTGAGCCTATGCTGGATCTTGATCTTGGTTTACTAGAGCAGCACCTAGAAGACACTAAAGACATTAAAGATAAGTTGTTATTAGATGCCGGTGTAGACAAAAAAGACCTGATGAGCAACCCCAAGTTTGCCGAATTGCTTAAGGGGCTAGGGGTCATACCACCCATGAAGACCAGCCCGACCACGGGTAAAGAAACGTACGCTTTCGCCAAGTCCGATGAAGCGTTCAAAGCCTTGTTGGAGCACGAAGACGTACGGGTGCAAGCCTTGGTCAACGCTCGGCTCGGCAACAAGAGCACCCTTGAAGAGACACGGACGCAACGGTTCATTGACATATCGAAGCGTGGGTTGTTACCTGTACCGGTAAGGTATTATGCAGCACACACTGGACGTTGGGGCGGGGCCGACAAGATTAACTTGCAGAACTTGCCCAGCCGTGGGCCGAACGGTAAAAAACTCAAGAAGAGTATGATTGCCCCTGATGGCTACGTGCTAATTGACTGCGATTCAAGTCAGATCGAGGCCCGAGTATTGGCATGGTTGGCAGGGCAGGGTGACTTAACAGAAGCGTTCCGTGTTGGTGACGATGTTTATAAGAAGATGGCGATGTCAATATACGGCGTCAACAGAGAAGAAGATGTCACTAAAGACCAGCGGTTCGTAGGTAAGACCACCATACTTGGTGCCGGTTATGGCATGGGCGCAGTGCGGTTTAAAGAACAGTTGCAGTCTTTCGGGTTCGATATGGATCTAGATGAAGCTCGCAGGGTTATCTCGGTGTACCGTGAAGCGAACTTTAAGATAACGACTTTATGGCGTGACGCTGGCTACATGCTAGAGAATATGGCACGCGGTGACAGCGTTCAGTTTGGGCTTGACGGGGTTGTTGCAGTTGACGCGACCAAGAAAGCTATCATGCTACCGTCTGGATTATTCATGCGGTACGACGAGTTGGCCGGTGAGCAAGGTGAACGGGGTGTAGAGTACACCTATAAAGTTAGACGAGGCCGAAACCGGATCTATGGTGGCAAGGTGATAGAGAACGTCTGCCAAGCAGTTGCGCGTTGCATAATCGGAGAGCAGATGCTAAAAATTGCTAAACGATATCGGGTCGTCCTGACGGTTCACGACTCCGTTGTTTGCTGCGTTCCCGAAGAAGAAGTAGTAGAAGCGCAAGAGTATATCGAGAGTTGTATGCGCTGGACACCTCATTGGGCAGCAGGGATGCCCGTTAACTGTGAGTCCGGTATAGGTAAGTCTTATGGAGATTGCGAGTGACTGAGATACTAGACTTCGAAGAACACAGAACTAAGCACGCTAACAGGAACAAGTTACACATACACTACAAATCTAAGCCTGCGATGCGAGAAGATGACCGCGAGATGGTCGTCAGCTCCGTTGGGGTTGCCTCGTTAGGGGATGATCCTGAGTTGGTTATTATGATTAATCAGATGGAAGGTGGTCGGTTGGATACGGTGACGTTCAGCGTTGAAGAGATACCGTATCTTATGGACGCACTACAAGACGCGTACGACTACGTTGCCGAGGGGGGCGAATGAGTATCGCACCTTGGTCGTTCAGTAAGATAAAAGCATTCGAGCAATGCCCTAAGAAGTTTTACCACTTAAAGATTGCTAAGGATTACTCGGAGCCTGAGACCGAAGCGATGTACTACGGCACTGCGTTCCATGAAGTAGCCGAAGAATACGTACGGGATAACGTACCACTGCCACCTCAGTTTGATTACGCCAAGGCCGCGCTAGATGCTTTAAACGCTAAACGTGGTAAGAAGTTATGCGAATACAAGATGGGGTTGACTGAGAACCTAGAACCCTGCGACTTCTTTGCTGAAGATGTATGGTTTCGTGGGGTAGCTGACTTGATTATCCTTGATGAGGAAGCCGAAACTGCTTGGGTAATAGACTACAAGACGGGCCGAAACGCACGCTATGCTGACAAGGGGCAGCTTGAACTGATGGCGATGGCTATGTTCAAGCACTTCCCAGACATAAAGAAGGTACGAGGAGGGCTACTGTTTGTAGTCTCTAATGACCTAATAAAAGATACCTACGAGGCGCACGACCAAGGGCCGCTGTGGGAAAAATGGTTGCGGGACTACATGAGTATGGAGACCGCGTTCGATAAAGATATTTGGAACACTAGCCCTAGCGGGTTATGCAGAGCGCATTGCGTGGTGTTGGAATGTCCACATAACGGGAGAAGTTAGATGCCTTACAGAAATAAAGCAGACCGAAAGAAACAAGTAAACAACCCTGTAGATAGTCCAGAGTTTAAGGCACGTATGGAGCGGCAGAAAGCTAGACGTGAAATGGATAAGAAGGGTAAAGACGCGAACAAGAATGGTAAAGCAGACAAGCGAGAAGGTAAGGATGTTAGCCATAACAAACCACTGGCACGGGGTGGCAGCAACAAGGACGGCGTGAAGGTGGAGAGTGCGAGTGCCAACCGTAGCCGTAACTTAAAGAAGAAAAAGAAATCTCCCAGACGTTTAGCCTGATGCGTCTTTAAAAAACGTACCCTGTATCCTCCAGTTATAGGGTGCAAAAATCAGGTTAGTCCAGAGGTAGTTCATACCGATATCGCAGACCTAGCCCTATCTGTGGACGAAGCAGGGCTTTTCTAGCAGGAAAATATATGAAAATTTTAGATAACAAGGCGTTGCTCTTGCGACTTCGCAACCCTAAAAAAGTAACGACGGTCATACCCAAGAGCCAAGAACTACCTGATAACAAAGTAGTGGTTAAGTGGGGTATCGACGAGGCGCATGTACTGAAGAACTTAAACATCAAGGTGCCATCCCCTATCGAAGGGAAGTACAAGTGGACGGGTAAGTATTCCCCGTTTGAGCACCAGAAAACCACGTCATCGTTTCTTACCATGAACAAGCGAGCGTTCTGCTTCAACGAGCAGGGTACGGGTAAGACAGCTAGTGCGATCTGGGCTTCAGATTACCTTATGAATGTGGGTCGTATCCAACGGGTGTTGATTATATGTCCCTTGTCTATCATGGATTCCGCGTGGCGTAATGATCTGTTCACGTTTGCAATGCACCGAACGGTCGATGTGGCCTACGGATCAGCGAAGAAACGCAGGGAAATCATTGAGGGTAACGCTGACTACGTGATAATAAATTATGACGGTGTTGAGATTGTGTCGGACGCCGTGGCAAATGGTGGTTTTGACCTAATTATTGTGGACGAGGCGACCCACTACAAGAACCCCCAGACCAAACGATGGAAGACGCTCAACGCGTTGATGACCCCTGAAAAATGGTTGTGGATGATGACCGGTACCCCTGCGGCACAAAGCCCAGTGGATGCGTATGGCTTGGCTAAACTCGTTAACCCTGCGGCAGTGCCCCGCTTCGGCGGTTCGTTCCGCGATCAGGTCATGTTTAAAGTTACTAACTTTAGGTGGGTACCCAAAGACAACGCCACCGATACCGTATTCCGTGTGCTACAACCGGCCATACGGTTTACCAAAGAAGAATGTTTAGACCTACCGCCTATGGTGTATGTAAAACGGGAAGTTGAACTTACCAGACAGCAGAACAAATACTATAACTTGTTACGAGATAAAATGATTATGGACGCAGCAGGTGAGCAGGTAACTGCGTCTAATGCAGCAGTGAACATGAACAAGTTACTACAAATATCCTGCGGTGCAGTCTACACCGATACTGGAGACACGCTAGAGTTTGATATCAAGCACCGGTACAAAGTCCTGCGCGAGGTAATCGACGAGTCTAGTAAGAAGGTATTGGTATTCGTGCCTTTCAGGCATGTTATAGACATTCTTACTGACAAATTAGAAGCTGACGGCATCAGTACAGCAGTCATTCGTGGTGATGTACCAGCGGCTAAACGGACGCAGATCTTCCGACAGTTCCAGAATTCTGATGACCCTAGGGTGTTAGTGATCCAACCCCAAGCAGCAGCGCACGGTGTGACCCTGACGGCTGCGAATACGGTGGTATGGTGGGGGCCAACCAGTTCACTAGAAACGTACGCACAGGCTAACGCTCGGGTACACAGATCAGGTCAAGACCACAAGTGTACCGTGGTTCAGTTGCAAGGATCGTCCATAGAAAAACGTGTTTATGCAATGCTGGACAATAAAATCAATATCCATACAAAAATGATTGATTTATACAATGATATACTTGCGTAGGACAGCCAAGTATATTATATTCAACAGTTCGGCAAGTTAAGGAGATGTAAATGGGCAGCGAAACGGCTATACCTTTAGACAAGTTGGTCAAGACCTATATAAAAATACGGGATCGACGGTCTGAATTGAAGGCGGAATTCGACAAAGAGGACAGCATTCTTGTAGAACAATTGGACGCGGTGAAGGGCGCTCTGTTGGAACACTGCAAAGAACATGACGTTAGCAGCGTCAAGACTTCAGAAGGTCTATTCTATCGGACGGTCAAACAAACGTATTGGACTAGCGACTGGGACCAAATGCACAAGTTTATTCTTGAGCACGGAGAACCTGCACTGTTGGACAAGCGCCTAAACCAGAAGAACATGAGAGAATTTCTTGAGTCGAATCCTGACTTGTTGCCGAAAGGTCTTAACTCAAACTCCACATACACTATATCCGTTAGAAGGAAGTAACCATGACACCCGCATTAGTTTCAATTAGAGAAGTCGCTCAACACTTTATGGTATCTGAACGCTTGATCCGTAACTGGATGAAGCAAGGGCGTATACCGAAAAATACTTACATTCATATAGGGCAGACCTACAGGTACGACTTGAATGCCGTATCGCAAGCACTACTTAGTGACTTGAACGAGGATGCACCTGACACAACATGGGATGAAGTAAGTCCAGAAGATGGTCGGGTCGAAGTCCCTGACTTGGATACAGACGAAGATTATTAATGGAAACTAACGTTAAAAGAATTGGTATTAAGGACAAGAAGTTTGGTGGTATACCCACCGAGGGTCTAGATTCTATCGAGTGCATCATCATTGGCGTTGCTTATACGTCTAGGATGTATTATAAAAATGAGTACGACCCCGATAAAATAGTTGCACCGACTTGTTGGTCTAACGATACCGAATACCCTGCTTTAGACGTACCAGACACCCAACGGCAGTCTGGACGTTGCTTAGATTGTGTTCAAAATATTAGAGGTTCTGGGAAAGGCTCTGGGCGCGCATGTCGTTTTGTGCAGCGTTTGGCAGTCGTTTTAAAGGATGATCTGGAAACAGTTTATCAGTTACAACTACCCCCGACTTCTATATTTGGGGACGCGGTAAAAGGGGAAATGCCCCTACGTGCTTATGCACGGTACCTTGAGGCGCGTGAGACGCCTTTCATCGCTGTCATATCGAAGATTTATTTCGACGAAGGTAGCGATACACCAAAACTCTTCTTCAGACCGATACGTCCGTTAGAAGAGCAGGAGCTAGAGACTGTCAAAGAGATGCAGGATCACGAAGATACTATTAACGCAATGACTAAAATTGTTGCGCCGGTAGAAGATCGAAGTGTTTCCCCATTCGATGAGGTTGACGGTTTTAAATTAAATGACTAAATGTTTGGAGAAACATATATGAACTACCTTATAAAAGGTGTTGAAGTACTATACCCACGTATCAATAAGACCTACCGTTTTGATAATACGGAGAACAGGAGTGTGCCG